TTCCTTGGCTGTGGTTGTAGTTGTGGTTGGGAAGATGCTCGTCGTCGGTAGAGGTCTTGTGGAGATCACCTAGGCGAGACGATGAGATGAAGCCACTGGGAGAGCCCCCTCTCCCTGACTGTGCCATCTAGGCCTCTTATAGTTAAGGTGGATGAGTAGCCGTCTGGTCTTGATTCGTCTGGTCTTGATTCGTCTTGAGTCGGACCGCGAAGCCCCGCTAAGCGACTTCGAGTTCCGACTCACCGCTTTCTTCGCCGTTATCGGCATCGGCGTTGTCAGCTCCGAGACCTGAAGCGGCCTCTAAGCCAAAACGGCTGAGCTGCAGGATAGTAACAGTCCGAAAACGGCCACGCTCGTTCTGCACAGACTCTTGCAGACGCTGTACAAGACCCTCAGCAATGAGGTCTTCCAACACAGGCCGCCAAATAGAAGGCGGATTGTGTGGACCGAGTCCTGACTGGAGCATGCTCGGGCTGATACGCGGATAGATCCTCATCGTAGAGAGGATACGCTGCCTCATGTAATACTCCGGTGGATGGCTGTCGGTCGGGCGGGCATAGGACTCCACCCGTTGATAGAAAGGCATTGAGGGTTCTGACAGGTCTTCCATTCTCTACTCCGCTGCTTCCTTAGCTTGCCCCACTTGCGGCGCCTCTTCATTTTTGTAGAATCGTACCGTTGGCGCTACGGAAGGTACTGTGCACTCTTCTACCTGTTCTGGGGTGATGTACCCCTTCTCAACTGCGAGTGCTAAGTTGAACCTGTGTTGGGTGATGTCTGTAATACTAGCTGAGTACTGCTCACCCTTAACCAAATAGGTGTAAGGGTCAATGCGCATGCTTTCATCTAGCCGAGCTTTCAGTCCGGCTTTGTAGTACTTGGTAAGCGTCGTCAGGCGATTGAGCTCAGCCTGATCGGGCCCACACATGTCAACAATACCGCCTGCTGTGGCGTTGGAGAGATTAGGCATGTTGACTGACTTGGCCATATGTTTTGTGTCCTGCAATTATTCCTAATTATATAACACTGGCTTTTGGGTAATCTAGGGCAAAATTACGGTCAATGCCTCGGTCGCCACAAATATGGGCAGACATAGGCATTGACCGCAACCTTCCTACTTAGCGACCTGGATCTTCCTGAGTTGCAGGCATGGGTATGGGTCCGGGACTGGGATTGTAGACCCCATCGGTCGGAATCTTCATTGGGAAGCGGTCAACGAGCTCGTTGTAGGTCTCATAGTACAGAAGGCACAAGAGATCGTTGAGACGATCGTCCTGGAGATAGACCGTATCTCCTGCGAGCTTGTCTTTAACTATAAAGGTCTTATCTACAGACCCCGTGTGCAGAGCCCGCAGAATCTCCATACGCTCGATCAGTTGTTTAGGTGAGAGATGTTTAAGGTCCGCTCTCATTCCGATTCCTTTCCAATAGGGTTCGAAGGTCCTTCATGTCTATGTAGCTATCTGCGGCAAAACGCAGATCGTCAGCGCAGGTGTCTTTGCTTGAGATGACGATCACGCGCTTGCCTAGGTCTTGGAGGTAGTTGACTAATACACAGAAGTCTCCGTCCCCGCTAAGGAGAACGAAGTTGTCCACACTTGGGGCTAACTGAACGGCTTTGATAGTCATGTCAACGTCAACGTTGCCCTTAGTGTACTGCTCGCCAGAGACACTTGTTAACGTCTTACTGGGCTTCGAGACGATACAGTAGCCGTTGTAGCCTAGGAAGGAAACGAGGGACCTCACAGGGTCCCTCTCTCCTCTGTCTCCATCGTCCATGAGAGCAGTGAAGTAGTATGCTCTCACAAGCGTGGTATGCTTACGAAACGTGGAGAGCAGCTTCTGGTAGTCCATCTCGTACCCTGCTCTCCGGCAGGCTTGGTAGTGGTTCGCACCGTCAATGAGGATGACGGTACGAGCGCCTTCCTTGATATGTTCCGAGATAAGATTCGACACGAATGTTAACCCTCCTCTGTGCCATCCCAGTGGCCGTTGTAACGTAGATTAGCTGCTAGGGCCTTTGCTAGCCTGATAGCAGCCTGCGGACCGATTTCAACTTTCATCCGCTTGTTGTGTCCGTTCTTGATGATCTCGAACTCGTAGCTCTCCATCCACCTACGCAGGTAGAGTTGGTCTCCCAGCTCTATAGAGAAGTCACGATCGTTAGGGTCTACACAAGACTTGTAGTTGGTCACGCGCTTAGGAGGCGGCTGAGCTATCCTGTATCTGGGCATGTTAGCACTCATCGATAAGGTTGTGTGAAGGCATTGGGTAGAAGCGGTCATCAGCAGCGTTGTAGAACACTCTGAGGACCTTCGGTATGATGTTAGCCCGTCTGGCTCTGGCCTCCTCTATGTCGTTGATGTTCTTCTCAGTGATGGCGACCCAGCGTTGGACCCAACCAACATGCTTACAAGGTCCTTGTCGTGCGTGGTGGTAGGCTGCAGGACAGGAACATACTAGCCTGTCCTGGGCATCACCCCACACGTGGTAGATCTCGACTGGGATTCCGTCTCCGTCGTCCTCGATCTTTCTGACTTCGTAGTTGAACTCGAACTTTCTTGAGTTCAGCTTGGCTCCGGAGGACTCTCCGAAGAAGTAGTGGTAGTTCTGCCCTCGTTTGCTTTTTGCCATTCTTCATACTCCGTAAACAGTCTGTGCACTTCTACCAAGAGCTTGTTCATCTTTTTAGTCTGGCGGAAAGTGTTCGCGTCTTTAGCAGACCTGTACTCGTTGCAGACTTTGTGTGCCAGACCTAGGTTAGCCTGCTTGTTAGTGCCTCCCTTAGTTCTGGGTATAATATGCTCCTTGGTAGGAGCTAGAGGATTTCCAGCAGACACGTCTAACTTAACCTCTCGGCTACACCACATGCAGATCAAGTTGTGCTTGTGAGCGAACCGAACCATCTTAGGGCCGATAGGCTGTATGAGAAACTTCAGTTGGCGTTTAGCCTTCCTCTTCTTGTTGCCTGTAGGGGTAGGATTGAGGTGTATGAGTTTGAAGTGTTGAGCAAGCCCAGACTGCGATAGGAACTTCCTAGGACAGTGAGGGCATTGCCACAGACCTGTAGAGTCTTGGTTGGTTAGTGGAGGCATAACTGTATTATGCACAGTGAACCTGTGCTGGTGCAGTGCTTGCTGTGTTAGGAAGCCCTGAGAGGTCTCAGGGCAATCCTTACATCTGTAGACAGTCACCCGAGATTACTCCGTCTCCCAAGGGAATTGTACCCAGGTGTCTTGAGGTACTTCCCAGGCTGAAGCATCCCGGTATGGGATACCCTCAGGCTTAACGTACACGGATACAAACTTGGCGTTGGGAAGGAACTCCCTTATCTCCCGGAAGGTCTTCCCCGTGTCGCAGATGTCATCTACGACTAGGTAGGCCTTATTTGACTGGCGTACCCAAGTGATGTAGTCTTGCATATGAAAGGCTTTAATCGGCACCTTGAGCGTGTGGCTGAGTAAGGTGGCAGGTATTAGGCCTCCTCGGCTGACAGCTATAATGCCCTCGTGCGTAGCCATGTCCAGGTCTGGGTGCTGCAGGATGTGTGCAGCAAGGATATGGGTGAGGTGGTCGAAAGTCCCCCAACTCACCTTCAAGACCTCTTTGTGCTCCTCGGTCATCTCGACCATGCTAGTTCCTTGGTTTGCGAAGTTGGACGGATGTGACGTTCTTCAGAGACTTGAAGAGGGGGTCGTAGGGATGACGACACCCTCCCATGCTCTGCAAAGCGTCACTGATGAAGTCCTTGACGTCGTCCAAGTAGACCTCTTCATGGACTTCGAAGCTGACTTTCATCGTGTGACGCTTCTTAGGGCTCAGGACATGCTTAGCCACTAGTCGATCTCCCTCCAGGAGGCACGCTCGTAGCCCAAGGCGTAAGCCACCCAGGTCATTGTGAGGTTCTGTGGGCGTTTGGTCTTGCCCTTCATCCAGTTCACGATCGTCGTCTCAGAGATGACGAATGTGTTTCTGGAGGCCCTGATGACCATCTGCCTGATCACGTAGGGCGTGAGGTTAGAGTCTGTAATGATCTTACAGAGCTCGACCATATCGGGGTCGCAACCTCTCCAGCGATAGCCCGACTGGCGGTTGATATTGGACAGCCGTCGGCGAGGAGCCTTGGCCTGGTAGTTGCGGTCTTGCATGTAGGACGGAAAGTTGATCACTTTAGCTTGGGGCATACTTGACTCCGGTTAGGTTAGAGACCAGTCGATCTTCTCGTCTAGTTCGTTGATACGTTGGCGGACCAGAGCTTCAGCCTCGTCCCAGGCTTTGAGTTCATCGTCCGTCATCCGTCCTCCTGGGCGCTTCCTGAGTATGGACCTGGAGAGTGCGATGCTTGTATCAACGTTACACGCTTCGTCGTAGGCGAGTTTCCTTTTCATAGCCTCATCTACGGCTGCTAGCAGTTGCCTATACGTAATCTCCATTAGTACCCTCCTCGCTCTTGGCGATCTGCGCACTCGTCGCACTGGTAGCCCAAGGCGACGTCTTCAGGTGTTAGCCTGTTCTTGCCTCTGCAGGTCGGGCAAGGCCTGTTACGTGGGTTGGTTTTGGTCGCCATCCGCAGTGCAGAGTGTCCTGTCGGGTCTGCGAACTGCGGACATCCACAACCAGGAGTCTCCATACCACACTGGTCGCATTGGTAGTATTCGAAGTCCTCACCCTCGTCTACCCAGTCCAATTCGGCCTCGCGCTGGTCGATATCTTCGACCTCAATCTGTAGGTCATCTTGGATTTGGAGGAGAAGGGTCTTCTTCGCTGGGTCCTCTTCAGTCTTCATGGCTTCTGTTGTCAAGCCTAGAAGCACTAGGACTTGGTCTTTGTCTAAGTCGATCATGTAACTCTCCGAGGTTAGTGTCAGTGTATGAAACTTACGATGTGACTGCCGTGTTTGGACATGTTTGCTGCGATTGCTAGCAATACTATGCCGAAGATTAGAAGGATAACGCCACACTGCTTACTGAAAGGCCAAGGTTTTGGTCCTTCACGTACATGCGCAGTGTCCTCCTCTGGGAGCTGTCCTGCAGCTTTGGCCTTCTCCATCGCCTCGTACTTACGAATCTGATACAGGATTAGATCCTTATCTGATCCGACCCGAGGAGGCAACCGGAAGCCGTGGCTCATCCGAGGTCTCCAGGATTGTTTTGATATGGCTGTTTAGTCGTTTGTCGGACATGTAGTTGAGTTTAATTTTACGCTTGGTCACCTCCTCTTCGGTTGTAATTAACAAACGGGCCCTCTGGACTTTCTTGCTTGTGAGGGCCTCAATGATTGATGTAGCGGAAGGTCTATCCAAGAAAGTAATGTGGATCTTCTTAGGTGTTTGGGGTGCGTAGTCGAGATAGGCTCGCTCGATCTGGAGTGCCTCTAGCCCGTTGCAATACTGGGCAGCATCCTTGACCGTTAAGAACGCTCTGATAGGTGTCAGAGTTTCCTTATGCACCACAACGAACCAGATACTGGTGTTGTGGGCAGCGAGCCTATCTCGGATCGACATGGTGTTAGTGGTTGCTACCAGTCAATAGTAATCGAGATCTTCTGAGGCTGCTCGTTGCCGAATGCAGTCTTACGGATGTACAGCGGACCAATATTGCACCCTGGAGCATTGGGTGCTCTGAAAGTGCCGCCACAGGGGTCGACCTCCTGGTACCGGAGAGCGCCCGGAGTTTCTTTTTCCAGAACGAAGTTGATTGTCTTCTGTAGCATGACCGCATATTCCTTTCTGTCTGCGGTTAACGATAAGGTGCTACGCTTCTAAACCTGAATCGGTTGGTTAGTTCTTGGCCACGATCGGCTTCGGAAGAACACGAAGGATCTTGTGGGTCCGTTCGTCCTCCTGAGCCTTCGGCCTTCCAGGTCCTCTACTTCCTTGGGATTTTAGAGGGTGCTGGATGACATTGTTAACATGCTGTGGTCTCATCTGCCAGCCTCTGAGTTCAGTAATGATCGAGGCGATCGATGAGTTCTTGAAACCCTGGTCGTGAAGGTACCTTATCTTGGCAGACCAGTTAGGAGCCTCCATGAGTCCTGCTACGATCGAATCGATCTCAGGGTCTTGGGTCGAAGGGATTCCCTGGCTCTTGAGCTGGTTTGCTACTACCTCCTCTTGAGGTAGGGGTGTCTCACTTTCGCTCTCCGCTTCAGTGTCGACTGGGGGCTCGTCGTTACTCTTGCGTCTGGCCTTAGCCACTGGGCTCCTCCTCTTCGTCGGATGTGGATTCGGGGTTGGCGGCGAATACGAATTCGGTATAGCCCCTCCAGAACGTAGGACCTTGTAGCTTGTACCGAATCATGACTTTGCGTTCGCCGTCCAGTGGAAAGTCTCTGATGCTGCAGTAGACTTCGTCCGGCTGCAGCATGAAGTCTTTCCCAGCCAACCAGTCTTTGACGGCGTCGAACCCATTTTGGTAGTCCCTACCGTAGGCTGGTGTGACTGTTATATCGAGCCTGTTGGGTAGGAAGCCTCCCGGCGTTACGATCGGTTTCAATACAGCGCACTCGTCTGGGGCTCGATGACGTGGATCTGGTACGCTAGGCCGATACCGCATATGCGACCTCGGGGATCTGGATCGAACCAGTCCATGTTACCCACAGCTGGGTGCAGCTTGGCTTCGTCCAGGGTCTTGTACAGACCTAGGACTTCCGGAGTGTCTGCGTCGAAGTTGATCAGGATGTAGTAGTACATGCTTGTGTCCTCCATCTTCCGTCTTGGGGTCTTGGGATTTTTGGATAATGTTTTTATTTAATTATAACATAGTTCTATTGGGGAATTCAAGGGTTATTTTTTGGGCATCAAGAGTTTTCTGCAAGTACTCAATGTGACGAGATTCTATTTATTATAATATAAGTGCGTTAGGGCTTTCAACAGGATTTTTTGTAGAGCCATAAGGCTACCTTATTATGTATTTCGGATATTATATTGGGCATATCCAAAGTCCCCGCCTGCCAGCGGGTGAGGAATCAGGAGTGGTTTAAGACTCCTGATCCTCGCACGTGTTTACGCTTCTAGTGGGACGACCTCGTCCGAGTATTTGGGGTCGATGTCCGCTGTGTACGACGTAAAGCCGTTCGTCATGTTTCTGAGGTGAGCAATGTATTCCTGTAACGACTCGTGCTCTTCCTTAGTCATACCGTGGGCATAGAACACGAGAGCATACGCTTCCTGATAGGGCATCTCATACTCCTTTGGTAGAGTTAAGTGTAGGAGCTGTTCTGTTGAGTGCATCTTTCTCCTTTCCGATTGGTCTGTCGTAGGGATGTAGACCCTTCAACCATAGTATAGTGCTGAGTCTGTACCCAGCCTGTACTAGTGGTTGTATCTCTTCCCACTTAACTTTCACCGTCATCAGTTACCTCCTTGAATACGGCACGCTTAGTCCGTCGACCTAGTTTGTCCACGGGCCATTCCCAGTGCGAGAACCTGTATTTTCTTGTTATGGCCTTTGGGGTGACTCTCCCGCGCCCTACCGAGTACTCGGACTCGCGCGCAACTTTTGAAGTCGTCTCGCGTAGGAGAATCCGTTGTTGTTCGGGCGAGACATAGGTATAGCCACCTTTGTGGTGAGAAGGCAGAGCTTGCTTGAACTTTTTATCGAGTTCTGCTTTGGCTACCTGCTCACCACAACTTTGGCATGTAGAGTAACCCAAGGCCTTGCGGCCTTGGGGGAACTCTTCACCACACTTAGCACAGACAGGCATAGGGTTAGTCAATGGGCTCGCCTTTGTTGCGACGGCACCTGACACACTCTAGGTCTCCCGCGTCCCCTTCCGGGAAGTCAGCTACGAACACTTCTGGTAGTCGAGTCGGGAGACTGAGTAGGAAGCTTCTCGCCTCTGGCTGATGCTCGACGTTGATTACATCGAACACGTCTTCGGGGTTCCAGGACATCCAGATCCGAAAGGTATTACCACAGTCGATAACGTGGGCATGTCTGTCATGTTTCAGATTACGGAGCCGAGTGCGCTCTTTAATCTGTTCCTTAGTTAATCCGGCCATGATTAGTTAATCCTTTGATAGTTGTGTGTTAGAGTCGTTTTACGTGTTGGGTTCGAGGTATTCCCCGATCATGTACAGCCACTCTTCTTTGGAGAGCTTCTGTAGGTACATCAGAGCGAGGTCCTCCTTACAGTTGCCCTCTGTGAGGTGTTCGACTGTTGCCTCGAGCTGACTTGGTGTGTACACCTTCAGCAGGTCTGGGTAGTCTTTCTGGATGATTTCCATTAGTGTCATGGGTTAGCCCTTTGCGACTCGGTCAACAGTGTTGACCACAGCCTCTGTTGAGGTTGCGACGATCGATACTTCGATGAGAACTGTTCTCCCAGGTAGTAGGTCTAGTACCTCCTGCACTGTTGACTCTGCATTGTAGAACACGTTGAGCTCACTAGCTAGTTTTGCTAGGACCCCTGCAGTCACTACGTGGTAGAACAACTTGCGTCCCTTGAAAGGGCCTCTGGTTATTGCGATAGAGACGGCTGCTGTTTGGCTGGTCTTCTCCCACATACCTTTGTAGACGGACCATCCGTCGATGATCCCTTGGTAAGACCCTTGTGGGATAGGCATTAACTGCTTGAAGTCCATCGACATGTGAGTTAGTCCACCTTTGCGACTTCGTAAGAGCCATCTGCCTGGGTAATTGAGACCCACGCATGTGTGTAGACCCGGATCCTCTCACTGCCGATGACAGCTTCGGCAATAAGTAGGTAGGGATGGGGTGTCTCAGGGTCCATGATGCTGAAGTCGTCTGAGAACTTCACCATCTCGTCTGCGTCCTTGGCTGGTAGCCATCCTCCCATGTAGTTGTCGTCGATTTGTTTGGCAATGGATAGGGAGGAATCCCCTTTGAGGAAGTCGGGGATCAACCCTAGCATCGAGAAGGTGGCTTTGGGATGTTTACCTTCCCATAAGACACCGTTGTGCATCTTCATGAACGACATCGTGCTTAGTTCCTTTCGACGGTGATTTCGATCTTGGTCCAGTCGAGGAACTTCTGGTCCTCGATCTGGTCTGAGATAGTGTCCGCTGTGGAGAGTACGGCTTTCCCGACTTCCGACAACGTCCGGATCTTTATTTCCTTGGGAGGTCCGTAGAACCCCTTTGCGGTGTAGACCTGTATCTTAGCTTTCATCGTTTGCTACCTTCCGTAGATGTGGGACCAACGGCGGTTCATCCGCCGGCACTCTTCTTCCGCTTGTTCCTTGGACATCCTTTTCAGGATAATCCTGGTGAATATGTCCTCCTGCGGCTTGTTGTTGAACATAACGAGCCACACGTTTGGTGTCCCGTCTGGTACTACATAGTACGGGCGTGTAGGTGAGGGTGTGCCTGCAGTCATCGGTTGAGGTTCCTCTTGATAGTGGCTTTCATGGCCTCCTCAAGCTGTTTGGCATAGAGGCCACCAGGCTGCATGTTTCGGTGATGCTCGTCCATCTCTCCTGCTATCAGGAAGACGATGAGGACGAATAGTCCTAAGACAGCATAGCACGCTAGTTTCATCATGACTTGTTCCTTCTGTGTTGTGTTATATTATGTTAACCGAAGTAGTAAGCTATTTCTACCAGGACGATCACCAGCAGAGTGATGGTAGCTCCTGGTAGGAGACTGACGTCGTAAGTGTCTTCTAACACTAACAGCAACAGGGCTATCAGTATTAGCGTAGTTAAGGAGATCAGGTATAACATTTGACTGTTGTTGTGTTAGGGTGATCCCAGATAGCCACCTGTCGGGGTGGCTATCAAGCATCATCCTCCGGTTAGCTGTTGTGGTAGTAGCGCTTGATGTCGTCGATCAGTCTGACGAATCCGATCTGATCACGTTCTGGGAATCCATCCCAACCTCCGTGTATGGACTCCTGGAGGTACTCTTTGATAGTGAGTGCAGGGATCTCGTCCAAGCCGCCGTACTGGGCTATTGTGGGGTCGAACTCCCTCTGTATTAGGAAGAACAGATCCTCAGCCTCCTCCGTTGTTAGGTCGTTCTGTTGCTGTAGCATCTCCTTCGAGTATTCCCGTCGATCCTCCAGCAGTTGGAGGTCGACGATCTCCTCGAAGATCTCTCTGACTGTTGCCATGTGTTAGTTACCTCCAGGCTTCAAATTTGTACTTGTCGAAGAATAGCCAGTCTGTGAAGGCCATCCACTTCGCCTTGGTCTCCTCATCGTCTTTGAACGACTTGGCGATGAGGCTGTGCATGAGACCTTGGCAGTCACGAAGCCTGCTGGGTTCGTCGTATGTGTAGCCCTTGGCCTTCGTCTTCTCAGGTCTCATTGTTGGGGTGGTGTCGTCGATGTATTGACCTCCTTCCGACATCAGGATTGTGAAGCCGAACTCGACAGCTATGTTGAACTGCCAACAGTAGTGCTTCGGGTCTACAGGCTGAGACCACCAACGACAGATCACTGCGTCCACCTCCTGGAGGTTCTCGACCTTGAGGCGTTGTACGACGTGTTTGCCGTACGTAGTCTTGAGCTTGCCGTTCACCCTTGTGAAGGTAGCGTCTGAGTAGTTGGTCTCTTCGACTGGGTGTTCGGTGCCTCGTATGTGGAACCTGTATGATGCTGGCATGTTACTTAGTCCTGTGGTAGAAGTGTGGGACGTGCAGGGTCGATGATCTCGAGGATCGAAGCTCCCCGCTTCTTGCGGAACTTGTAGTTGAGTGCTTTGGCTTGGGAGATCTTCTCTGCGTTGTTCCCCTTTCCAAGGTCTATATTGATCTGCGGATGCATGGTGTACCACTGACCATCAACTGCAAAGTTGACAGACGAGGCCATTAGCGGGTTGAAAGTGAATCTCATTGCTGTGTTCCTCGGTACGAGATTGTACCAGGATGCAGTACTATGTGCAGCACTGCATCTAGCTACCCTCTCTGTTGTTGTTTGTTACTCGTGTTCTGGTGGCAGGATCTGTGTGAAGTCTCCACCGGGCTGGGTGGTTACCTGTACTGCTAGAACCTGGGTGTACGCTTGGATGTTCTCAGCAGCTGAGGTATCTTTGGAGTGGAGCCACTCCATGAAGTTGCTGGCGACGTATGTTCGTACAAACACCGCATCGTCCTCTCCAGTGGTCCTGAAGTTGCCTGCTTCGAGGATCTCTTTGTAGGAGGTAGGGTCATCCTTGCAGAGGATTGCTCCGTCCTCGATGAGAACGTCCAGTGTGATGGTTGCTTTACGTTGCATTGTGTATGTCCTTCCTGAATCGTCCCTGCATCCGTCCGTGAGTTCTGGGGTTGGTTATATAGGACCGACTTTGGGCCATTCTTTCGCGTCGACGTAGTCGATCGTGGATCGACACCCTCCTTTGTCGTACCTCGACATGATCATCCTGGCGAAGTCTTCCAGTTCGTAGTTTCGAAGAGTTGGGGTGTCGAAGTATTTCCTGTATTGACGTAGGGCGTGCTCTTCTGGCTCCCATTCATAGAAGATCCCACGTGAATGGTCACACATGAGGATCTTCTTGTCTGCTTTGAGGGTGACGGAGATCCTCTGGCCGTGCTCTTGGTATAGCCGTTGGGTGTTGAAACCGATTATCTCAGGCATGTGTTTACTTTCCTCTGGTTTTGTTGGTTTGTTTCTGTTGCGGTTGTTAGAGGAACATGTCATCCTTGTTGCCGACGCGTATGTGGTAGATACGGCCGTCGATAGTGACAGTTCCTTCGTACACGGTTGTACCAGGGTTCATCCCCTCGACCTCTTTGAGATCTACTTCGTAGAACCCGAAGTGGTCTGACCATTCCTGGGTCTCCTCCCTCCCTTCCCAGTCTCCTCCTTGGGACTGCAGTTCCTGATCCTGACCCTTCTCAGTGTCTGTAATGTGTAGGTGCATGTTGTCTTCCTGTTTGTTTATTGGTATGTCTTGAAGGCATACCGTGAAGCGGTACAAAGGGTACCGCTTACCGCTATGTCCTCTATTGTTGTTGTGTTAGCTGTATTTGATGGGCTGACGGAGCTCGATGTCTACCCTCTCTCCGTTTATCCTTACGGAAGCGGACCACTGTACGTAACCCGTCTCTGCCTCTCCTTCTGGGAGACAGAAGTCTGTAGGTTTCAGGTCTACGTCTATCTCAGGATCTTCTCCGCTCAGGAGGGTTTCCTGTTTCAACCATACATGTAAGTGCATTGCGCTATTCCTTCCTTCCGGTTAGTCTGCGATAGCGGAGTATACTTTGCTCCACTTTGGAGATCGGGATCTCAGGGTTCAGCATGACTCGGTTCTTGTTATCTTTAATGAGGTAACTCTGGATGATCTTTTGTTCGTCGCTGTTGAACGGTAGTTTCTGGATTGACGGTACTTGTAGTAAGCGAGCAAGGACTGCTGTAGGCATCTTGGGTTTCAGGCGCTCCTCTGTACCTTCTTTCTGCATCCGTTCGTGGTGTTCTTGGAGCGATTCCACCTTGATCACTTTACCTGTTGTTTTGGATATTAGGATCTTTGGTCGGTAGAAACGCTCTTCCAGCTTCGTCATCTGGTTCTTGAGCTTACGTTTATGGTTACGAACGATGTTCCGCTTTCCTTGTAACCATCGACTCGCCATTTCGGTTGTACCTCTTGGTTACCCGGTTTACCCTTCGTATTTGACCGCGTGGATCTCTAGGTACGCTCGACCTTCGTCGATTCTCTGAGGACACCGGTAGATCTGGTATTCGTCGTCATCGTATTCGTGTTGTGGGGTCCATTGGATCTCCTGCTCTAAAAAACCTTCTGGAAGAAGCATGCCGTGGAAAGCGTGGTCCTTCGCTGCTTCCAATGTTTTGAAGGCTTCTGGAGTTAAGAGGCCAGTGTTGAACTCTTCGTCTTCGTTGTCCGCGTAGTTAACGAACATCAGGTACACGTGTGTGTTGGTCATCGTGTTAGACCCTTGTAGTTATGGTAATACTTCAGGAACTTTCTCATTTCTCGCTGCATTACGTGCTTTGGTACGCTCTGCAGATGGTTGAACAGTCTCATCGTTACCAGGAAAGTGATCGCCTTTTCTACATCGGCGTCGCTAACAATCGAATCCGGTATGCTGAAAGGCTGTGGTTGTTCGCTTTCCTTAGGACGGTTCTTAAGTTTTCTCCAATATCCGTCGCTACCGTTGCTCATGTTTACCGGCTTTCGGGTTAGATGGTATTTTGGAGATTGTTTTTTATTTATTTTATAGCGTTTTTTAGTGGTTTTCAAGAGTTATTTTATGGTCATTTTATGGTTTTTTGATGGGCGCCCGTCAATTGGGAGGCCCGTTGGTTTGTTGTTTGTTTGTTAATTCCTTTACTTCATAAAATGGGGAAACTAAAATTCTTTACTGATGGATAGATGGTTAACTTATTGATTCTATTAAGTGTTTACTTTTATTTACTTTCTTTGGTTATTCCTCTAAGAAGAAGACATTGAAAAAAGTTAATATAGGAAAATGTTATTGGTGGGAATGGAGATATTCTGTAAATATGGCGGGAAGAGCGAGGGCGACATGTACATAGGAGGAATAGGCGAAATGTAGTATATTAACTTTTTTAAGAGAAAATAGAGAAGATACCGGAGTAACGTAAAGTCAAGATAACTAAACCTTAATGATTTCAAAGAGTTAACCATCCAAAGATCAGTAAACGCAAACTAAAGTCTTTAGTGGGAAACTAAAGCGTGGGCCCTGGGTACCCGAACGGACCTGAGCACTCGTTGTTCCCTGACTTGCATCCAGAGGCCCGACTTACGAAAAACTGCCGTGCCTTATGGACGGGTTGGGTCAGACTAAGGATCCTACCTAGGCAGGGTGAGGGATAGGGGCCATTCCACCGTTAAACGGGGGCACCTGGTTTGCTGGTTCGGTCAAAAATAACCGGCGCTGGGCGCCTCCTTCGTAGTGGGTATAATGGGTAGCCTCCGTGGGAGGCTACCTATATACCTACTCCAGTGGATCTAGGTCGAACCGCTTCTGCAGGTTAATGCAGTGCTCGATCGTTTCCTGGTCATCCCGAACGGCTGCTGCCTCTCCGGGGATGCCCTCTTTCTCGTGGATCTCGTCGTAGCAGTTGTCGTAGAGCATCTTGAGAGCGCTCCACATTACCCGTTTCTCGTGTTCGTTCATGTCTCAACCTTCTAGTTGACACCAGAAAAGGGCCGCTAGGTTTCCCTAGCAGCCCTCTTGCCTTGGCAGGCTATGCGCCGATGTGGCTACTTAGCCTGGTCTTCGACGATCGGCGCCGTGGACGGCTTGACTGCCGCCTTCTTCGCCTGCCACTCCGTGCGGATGTGGTTGACGTGCACCAGGTTCATGGGATCGCCGGCCTTCCGATTCGGGTTCCGCGCGCTGTCGGAATCGTACCGGATCTTGTCGGCGATTGCCCGGTTCGACCAGCCCTGTTCGAGCAGGTAGAACACCATGTCCTTCTTCGACGCGTTGGTCTCCGAAAGCCGCTGCAGCTCCTTGTTCGCCGCGGCATGCTGATCTTCCGTCGGCATGAAGCCGCGGGAAGTGTTCCCGGCGCGGGAAGTCGGGGTGAACGTTACGCTCGAGGCTGAACTCTGTGCCATGTTTTGCTCCTGGCCACTATGGCCGTAGGGTTGAAAGGAAACCGCTGTGCCCCAATTGTTGATTGGGTTTGGGGTCTGATTTATTATGATATTATTATATAGCGTTATTTAGGCGTTCTCAAGGGTTATTTTTAGGTTCTTGAGAGTTTTTTGCTCGGCTATGGGCGCAACTGCGTCCTAAGGTACTTGTGATCAGGATGTTGTTGATGCCAGCGATCGAGGGCCGATTGCGCTTCCCGAAGGGAGCGGAACATGCCAGGGATTTTTACCCAGCCGTCCAAAGTGTTGCGCTCTACGACCCAATACAACGACCAATAATGGCTCATACACCACCTCAGTTAGTTCGGGCGCCCCCCTTGAACTTCAGGAGGGCAGAACGAAGGGCATCCAGCCAACGCTTATGCATGGGCAGGTCCTCCGCTGATGGGGTTCGAGCTTCCGACACTTCGACCATGTGCTCCAACGAAAGGATGGTCACTTGGGTCTCTTCCGCCGTTAGCTCAGAGAAGATGTATTCTGACTGTTCCGCCATAGTCCTCCTTTGACTGCAGCCGTAGGTTTTACCGCTGCTCCCGTTAACGATGAACCCCTTCGGCTCATCGAATAGACCTCCGGCTCGCAGAGGTCTATTCGATATTCCGTAGTTAGGTTAGCTGGTTAGAACTTACCTAACTTGAATCCCCCTTCGTACTTAGTTCGATTCGATTTACCTGCTTTAACCGTCTTACGTTTCTTTGGTTCCTCTTCTTCCTCTTTACCTATGTTCATCTTAATAACGTGGTTGATCTGTTTCAACCTTTCGATGGACTTACGTTTTCTGTGGTTTCTCATCCACTCCAGCGTAATTTCTACCGCGAATCCGTGTTTACAGTGATCCATGATAACCGTGAACTCGGACATATCTATTTCATCGTAGATCTGTAAGACGCGCGCTAGGTGTCTCCACCACTCCGTGGGGAACTTCGTCTCTTCTGCTGCTTCTTCCATCATCCGGTTGATGTGAGCCTCCATCGACTCGTTCATCTTGGGACGGTAGAACTTGATCTCTCTTTCCGTGAGGGATCGGTTACCCTCTCTTTTCATTGCAGCGCGGTTGCGCTGTTGAACTTGTAACATGAATCTCGAGGTCATTACTGATCTCCTGTAGTGGGGGAGCCGAAGCTCCCCCATACACTTGTTACAGGGTACCGAGGTACTTGAGGTAGTAATTGTAGAAGTACTGATCGCGGGTCGTGTCGAGACAGTACTTCATGATACACGCTTTCGACCAGGAATGATCGATACCGTAACAGAACGCTTCGAACTTCGACTTGAACACCTCGTCGATCTCGTTCACCTCGTCCTGGGTAACAACCACGTTACCAGTGTACTTGTTATTCGAGGAACGCTTCACGATTTTCAACATGTTACACCTGTACCTTTGGGTTAATAAAGTTTGTTTGGGTAGGTTTTTTATTATTATGTTTATATTATATAGGGTTATTTTTGGGGTCTCAAGAGTTATTTTTGGGGTAGATAAGAGTTTTTTGCTCGTCTGCCAAGCGAAACAAGGGGAAGGGCGGGCCCAAGGAAGGGCGCCCGACCACCCAGGGGTCCAGGGGCAGTTGGCTCCCTGTAAGGAATGGCACCGCGGGGACCCGGAACGCCGGGTTAAAGAAAACCCCGCCACAAAGGGCGGGGGTTCTTACCGGGTGTCCGGAGGGGAGGGTCACCAGTTGACCTCTAGGACCCAGCGGGGACGGATTATCCGGAATCCCCGTCTCCATAAGTGGAACCGGGGAACGTACCATGCCCTGGTACAGTAGTATTGTACCCTCATAACCGGGTACCGAAGTACATTGCAACACAGATACACCCAGCAACCGCGAAATAACCGATCAGACCCAGGATCAAACCGTTGAACATTACACACCCCTTTCGTAAAAGAAAGATCGGAAGCTTACGCTTCCGATCTTCCGTTCTTCCGTTCTTACTTTTTGGAAGCTTCGTACTTTAGTAAGTAATTATGAAAGTACTGATCACGTTCTGTGTTCAAACAGTACTTCATAATCGATTTTTTGGTCCAACCTTTTTCGATACCATAACAGAAAGCTTCGAACTTACTATTGAACACTTGTTCAATTTTGGAAGCTTGTTCGTCCGTAAGAACGATCGTTCCATTGTACTTGTTCGAAACTTTACGATTTACGATCTTTAACATTTTACTTACCTTTCATTTTACTGTAAGATCGAAATGTAAAAAACATTTTTTACACTTCTCTTACGTACATTTGCACCTGAATTCTCTACCCAAAATGGGAAATCCCGCAGAAAAGGGGGAGTGTGCCTATTCGTACAAAGCGCAATACTCAAAAAAGAATCTTATGGTCGCCCTCAATTTTCTTCTTGACCGCCCAAATGCCCATGTATTATAATCTATGGAGAATCACAGAGGCGCATCACATAGTGTACGGCTCCGCTCCCAACCAGCAAAACCAGCCCCAACAGGGTCGGGGGCTCCAAGTGCATCAGTCCCCGTCCTCCACCTCGGTCAAAATCACTCGGGCAGATATCGTCCGGGAAGCCTCCAGACGTGTGCCACTTAACCAGCTAGGCCTCCCAGAAGGCTTCCACCGCTCAGACCTCCTACATACAGACTGCGTGAAGAAGGTGCTCACCCAAGATGAGCTCATGCGGTCTCCCAACGACCCACACATCGACCTCTCACGAGGCATCCTCACGGATGAAGGCCCTCTCCTCATCCTTGACGAGCGGCTCATCCGTCTTGCCTACGTCCCTCTGGACTATCGTGAGAACTTCCCGACTCTCCCAAACTCTGGTCAACCGTTCTGGGCGCAGCTAGACTTCGAGCCCACCGAAGCCTTCAAAGCTTTCGAGGCCTATCTCAAGCAAGGTACCGATGAAGGTGCTCGACGTCTCTTCGCCTTGGCATGTATCCCCAGTATCCAGGCGCTCACCGGTGCTTCACTACCACCCTACCCTAATGGGAACGGCAACGGCTATGACTACCGGCCAGCTACTCCTAGCAGCTACCGTGGCGGCCCTCGTCCTGTGCACGATCCTGGGCAAGTCCCTGGTCGCGAGGGACGAAGAGAGACGCAGGAGGGAGCATATGGCCCGCAAGGAGCTCGACCGGCTCCGCAAGTTGGGTCCTCGCCAGGGCCAACCTCCGCCCACCCCACCCAAACCACCGAAGATCGTGAATACGAAAGATCCCGAGAATTAGCACTGCAGGCTAACCGACAACTACAAGAGTGGCATACCATCTACTACTGGGGGCCTCGTTCACGTTCCCACGATCTGTTCTATTTGGATGGGATCCGTCAGGGCCAAGTTATGCGCGCCCTCCATCTGCAGAACGATCACTTCAGGGACGCAACAAAGCTCTACAACGACGTCCTGGCTTTCATCCACGGAGAGGTGGACGGCTCCACTACCGAAGATGGCGTCCCAAGATTCTGGGCAGAGATGTCTCCCAGAGTCCTGGTCGACTTCATGAAAGTCTTATCACAAATGCAGCGGCTCTCCCTAGGGCTGCCTGCAGCACAGACACCGAATATTGATAGCCCTTCCAACGTTATCAATATTCTGAGATCGCTCGTGGGAGCTGGTGTTGAAGGCGGTGCACCAAGCGGCGGAAGGCTGGGGGCGGCTTTCCTAAGCGGGTTAGGAAGCAACACTTCAGCCGGCTCCCGCGGGCGACCCCGTACAGCGTACGACGAGAACAACAACCTGATCTCTCAGTCGCAGTCGACAGGGAGCTCCACCGCGGCCTCGCAGACCCTGAGCGCGAGTCATGGGTCAGCCGGAAGTCAGGGGATGCCTGGAGACATCTCAGATGAGGATCGGGTCCGTCGTATCTCGATGCTGTTTAACACTGCGAAAGCTCGTCGCGAGGCTAACAGGCCTAATCCCCAAGCGGCCTCCCCTGACCCAGAACCCGATCCCCGCCCAGACCCCGAACCCGAACAACGCGAACTCGAACTCGAACTTACTCCCGCCCCAGACGAACAGGAGTACCCAGATGCCCCAAGGTGATATGCAACTCTCCTCGTATGGCGAGTCCTTCCTCAAGCAGTTTGAAGGATGCAAGCTCGAGGCCTACCTCGACTCTGCAGGTGTGTGGACGATCGGCTGGGGTCACACCCCTGCCAGCCAAGGCCAGCGTATCTCCCAGGCTCAAGCCGATGCTTGGTTCACCTCAGACGTCAACACTCGGTATGCTAACAAGCTGAACGAGTACCTCCACAACGGCAAGCAGGCTCTCGCCCCGACTACGCAGAACCAGTTCGATGCGATGCTGTCCTTGATGTACAACATCGGGTCAGGGGCGTTTAAGACGTCCTCAGTCCTCCGCTACCACCTCCAAGGCGACTACGAGGCTGCCTCGAGAGCATTCGCCTCCTGGAACAAGATCCACAAAGACGGCGAGCTCGTTGTCAGCCAAGGCCTCGCTTCACGTCGGGCTAAGGAGGCTGCCATCTACTTGGAGAAGCAGCCGATCACTACCCCGCATACCACCCACCCACAGACCCAGCCCCAAAGTCAACCTGCCAACCCAGCTCACCCAGAGGCTCGTCCCGACTTGAAGCCCTCACCAGCCCCCTCGCAGAACACGATGCCCCAGCCAACCAATACTTCCACATCAGGCCAGATCAACACGCTCCATACTCTCCGCAGGGGTGACCAAGGAGAGGCAGTCAAGACTCTCCAGCAGAACCTCATTACTTTAGGAGCCGGAATCGCAGCAGACGGGGACTTCGGTGAGTTGACTGAGACAGCTGTCTTGAACTACCAGTCCAGGATCGGCCTCCAACCAAACGGCATCGCAGATCCTATCCTGCAGACCCGTCTCATCGACGAAGTGGCCCGCATCAAAGGCTAATACTATGTCCCACTCAGATCCCGGCCCAGGCCCCGCACCCTCCTCGCCCTCCCCGATGAATAACATGTCGGTACCTCCGGTATCGACATTACCGAAAGCTGTGCAGCAGCTTCTTCTGGATACCCCAGCGACTCCGGCGACTCCCTACGCGAGCTTAGAGGTCCTGATCTATGCCCTGGTCAGGTCAGGGATCCTCGTGGCTTGTGGGGTCGGGCTGGCAGTCCCCGCGTTTATGATCGACGGACCAGCACTCTACGCAGTTATCGGCGCCTTGGTGTCTGGCGGGACTGCAGCCTGGTCAATATGGCAGAAGATTCAAGCGGCACGTAAGGATTTTGCAGGCTCTGTGCAGTCAGCTAAGACGGGACTGCCCGTTCAAGTACGTTAACCTCAACCGAGATGCAAGGTATGAGATTTGACGGAGCCAAAACCCTTAAGAACGCTTGGCGATAAGACTGAGCACGCTCTATTTCTGATCTTGGGCGCGCGATGGCTAGGACACGGGAGAGCTACTGAATGCTTACTCACGTGCATAGCGCTAACATATGGTACGGCCCTGACTTTGTGGACGTCCCCTGGGTGGGAGAGCTCGGCTCTGATACAACTCGCTTGGCAGGGGAGGGACCACTTAGTTGGCTATGCACTACTGCTAAAAGCAGCTCTGAGCGGATTTGGACTCATAGCAAATATAAGGGGGTGGATGGGATCAAGGTATTTCAGATTCTTCGGCGCTTTTATCGGTTCTGCAATTTGGGTATGGTTCGCCCGTCAATACTGGGCCGTAGGGCAACCCATACTGTTGTCGTCGATAGTATGCATGTGGTTCTTCCTCTTCTCCGTAAGGATAATGGGACTTGCGCTGGCAAACAGGCCTCTGCCGGGAGTACCCGGCCAACTATAAAGGCTGGCTCGCCTATGATTCTCAACCTAAGTGATGCTGTACTATCGGCAGTCATAGCTGGAGGGGCGTCAGTGATAGGCGCGGTTATCGGCTGGCTCTTTAAGAGAGGTCTTGCGAAAGAGACGTCGTCATCTACAAGTCTAAACGTACAATTGCAAGCATGGGCATCTCTAGCTCAAGAGCTACAGGATCAGATTGAATACAGAGACGGTCGTATCAGGACACTCACATCTAACGAACGCGAAATGGAAGAACGCCTCGAGGAGTGCGAGCGGGACCGACGATCTCTCAGGGGCGCTGTTAACCAGACACATCTCCACATGAACCAGCTACGAGCCCACCTGGGGATGCCTCCGATCCCAGAGTCTGAGCTCTACACGGGCAACACTTTGGATAGCCCCTTTGCACGAGACCGGGAAGATCGCATCAACCTCCGCAGAAGCAATCAGCGAGAGCGTGATCGCGAGACCGACAGAGATCGCAGGGATCGAGATCGGGACCGAGATCCTCTCCGGGACAGGGATAAGGACAAGGAGACGTAGTACATGGCAAATGCAGACTTTGACTTAGGGCAGATCCGGGCGCAAAGGAACAACAGCGGCTCCTACGCTCGGTTCTATGCAGTCACTCCTAGCGACACGGTAGACCTCCCGTTCCTCCCGACCGCAATATACGTCGGAGTAGGCGGGACTGGCAAAACCATCACCTTCCAGGACGTCGATGGCAACTCCGTCCTGCTTACAGGTCTGCTCAGTGGAACGATCTACCCTATCCGCGCTGCCAGGATTATGAGCACAGGGACCGATGCGACGAACATCGTCGCTATGGCTCCGGAATAGCCAGCCCAGCCAGCCAGCCTGGATAGCCCGATGTACTACGGAAGAGACTTCCCCAGTGCAGATCCGACAACGATCCAACGCTATTCGTTTGACTTCGCTCCGCAGATCCCCGAGCTCGACTCGTTAGCGTCTGTCGTGTGGGGTATGGAAGTCGCTCCGTCCTACGCATATCAGGAAACGGATGCCGACGCAGACACGAGGCACTCGAACCCTCAAGAGGCGGGTTCGGAGGTGTTCATCGTACTCAGTACGATGGTTGCTAACTGCCGGTATAAAGTGGTTGCGACAGTTACCACAGTAAACGGGCTCGTCGTTGACTACTTCGCATTCATAGTCTGCAACCAACGTCCTCTACAACCAACTGCCTAGCCCACACCCCAATGCCCGACGGCGATCCGCACGTAGTAGCGAACCTAGACCTTAGAGACGCTGCAGCCCTTCAGCGGGCTAAGGTAAGGTCTATTGCTGCCCAAGTTGAAGAGTTCGAGGAACTCCTGCCGTACCTTACGTACCAGGAGCGGATGGAGATTGACCGTCTCCTCTCGTCTGTCTACACCCCGATCTGGGAGCCGTTTGAGGGTCCTCAGTCGATCGCCTTGGACTGTATGGCTGACGAGCTCTTCTACGGAGGAGCAGCTGGAGGCGGTAAGACAGACCTCTTACTGGGGTGTGCGCTGACTCGGCATTGGAGATCAGTCATCTTCCGCAGAGAGTACGCGGAACTTAAGGGTATCAGAGAGCGAGCTCAAGAGCTGTACGAGGATATCGGGAGGTTCAACGGACAGCTAGAGTTGTGGCGCATTACTGATGGCGAACACAAAGGTGTTCGGATCGAATTTGGAGCCTGCCAGAACCTTGGCGATGAGCGCAAGTTCCAAGGACGTCCTCACGACCTGAAAGCATTCGACGAGATTACGCAGTTCACGGAAGAGCAGTTCAGGTTCCTAATCACCTGGAACCGTACTTCACGTATAGGACAGCGTAGTCGCGTGATTGCTACAGGCAACCCTCCCGTTAACTCCGAAGGGAGGTGGGTCGTTGACTATTGGGCTCCATGGCTTGATCCTCGTCACCCGAATCCTGCTAAAGAGGGTGAGCTCCGCTACTTTATTACCGTTCCGTTGGGCACGATCTCGTTCGTTTACGCCGACAGTGGAGAACCAGTCGAAGGATTCTCCAGAGAAGTCTTGGGTCACGACATTGAAGTTCCCGACTCGCGACCAATTCGTATTGTCGAAGACGGTGAGGAACCTGATGTTGCCGAACCTAAGTCGCGCACCTTCATCCGAGCCAGAGTCGAAGACAACCCAAGACTCATGGAGACTGGGTACAGACGGACTCTACAGGGCCTACCTGAGCCACTCCGTTCGAGAATGCTCCGTGGAGACTTCGGAGTCGGAGAAGAAGATAACGTCTGGCAAGTAATTCCTACCGATTGGGTTCTACAAGCCCAAGCGAGGTGGGCACCTACGTTCGAGCTGTACTTGGGTAAGGCTATCAGACTCAGACGAGAACGTCAGCAAGAGTGGGCAAAGAAGAAGGCAGAACTGGATGCACAGCTGTTGGTCCAGGCTAAGGACCAGGTTCAGAAGGACCAAGAGGGAATTAAAACTGGCGGAAACCCTGAGTCCGGTGCAGATGTTGTTACCCCGTCCGCCCCCACCCCCGTTCATCCAGGAGCCCGCTCCCCGCAAATCGACCCACCCTTTCCGCCAACGCGTTTGAAGTCCAAACCCTTGCCAGAATCTCTGTTAAAGCTGTCCGGAGTAAGTGTTCGGGAGTGGACTCGCGATAAGGTCGACAAGAAACAGCCCCTTGAGGAGGATCTGCCTGAGAACACCGAAATGTTCTCCCGTAGATTAGAGAGGGCGCAGCGGGAAGGAGCAATTGGAGTCGACATCTCTCGAGGCGGACGAGACTATACCATTATCGCCGAAAGGCTCGAGAATTGGTTTGCGTCTCTTACGGCCATTCCAGGATCTCAGACACCGGATGGTGCAGCTGTTATCCAAGCTCTAGTCAATGCAGGATTCTCAGGGAGGCGTATACAAGTTGACGTTACTGGTGTAGGTACGGGTCCTGTTGATATAGGACTCATGCACAACATGAACGTAATACCTATGGTCTTTGCAGGAAAGAGCGAGGCAACTGACAAATCAGGGAAATTGCGCTTTGCAAACCTCAGAGCTGAATGGTTTTGGAAGTTCCGTGAAGCTCTCGATCCTGTCACTGGTACCGATATTGCTCTACCTCCCGATCCTCAGCTCCTTGCTGACCTGTGTGCTCCTCTTTGGTCTCTGACTGCACGTGGAATCCTGGTAGAGGCTAAGGAGCACATCAAAGACCGTCTGAAACGTTCGCCCGATCGTGGTGAAGCTGTCGTCCTGGCGCATGCACGCCCGTATACAGCGGGGCTAGGCTTCCTACACCACGTCAGAGACGAGGTCGAAACAGCAAAAGCCCAACTAGAACGCCCCCGGAGAAGCCCCAATGAGAATTAGGATCATATGCGATTCGAACTGTGAAGGGGATAGGATACCTCCACAGATACTAGGTTCAATAGAGAATCAGGATTTCTGCGGTACTGCAGATGCCTACCATACTATCGACAAGGATGGTAGGAATCATGTCTTCATGTATCTAGACTACTGGGTTGATGACGATGGGGCTCCTACAGCCCGGGCCAAAGATCTCACACACGGACACCGTTTGCCCTTTATAGGGCCAGGTACCTGTGCTCGGAAGGAGGTTTTCCTGCATGCTGTGGCTAACATAGCAGATACTCCTCCAGATCTTAGCGGCATTCAGAGTTTTGAGCCATGCAAATCCGCTCTGAAGTCCTGACAGAGTGCTTCGATCTCATCATTAAGGGATCGGGGTACGCGGAATCTGCCTGGAATATCCTCAACCAATGCGCCATTGAAGGGCGAGACCTGACAGACGAGGAGGTTGAAGAGTTCGACGACCTGATGGACTCTGCCCGTGACGACCTAGAGGGTCCTAGATTGGCTGTGGACCTCGGAAAGGATAAGATTTATGCCTGAATTCGCTTTCGCCCCCAGCGAAAACTACGAAGACGAGGATGACCATATCAAGCTTGGCGAGGGAATGGTCCTGGATTTGGGCAGTGCCGTCGTCAATGCTAACAAGGCTGCAGCAAAATTCGTCAAAAATCGCAACTTTCAAGCAGCGAAAATCGCGCTTTGCAGAGCTTTGACGGTAGATCAGGAGAATTCTGAGCTCTGGACGAACCTATCCTCGGTCTTATGGGGTCTCAGAGCATACGAAGACGCTTTTACTGCAGCTACGACTGCTTGTCAGCTATCTGGCGCCCGAATCATGGGACCCGTCCGCTTAAGAGCCTTTCTAGCGCTCGCAAACTCGCTGGTTTCGCTCGGAAAACGCGAAGATGCTCTCCAAGCTTTCGGATATATCATCCGGAGTGCAGAAGAATTGGGAGAAGATTCCGAAGGTATGGCCTCGATCCTCCGAGATGCCTACTGGAATCGGACCTTATTGCTGCTTAGTCTAGGCAGATACGACGAGGGTTGGGAAAAGTATCACCTCCGTATCGACAAGGACAAAGTCGATGAGGAACTGGATCTCAAGCGCTACGGGGATTATGCACCTTTATGGAACGGAGAACCTCTTCGTGACCAGACTATTCTCGTACATCATGACCAGGGTTATGGTGACACTATCCTGCATTCGCGCTTCCTACATAATCTGGTTGGCGAGGCGAAACAGGTATATTTTGCCACCGCTCCTGATCTTGTCCCACTTTTTTGGGATTTTACAGAAGAGGGGCCGGGTGTACAATTTGTCCACCAGAGAGTCCCCCTTCCTCGAGTTGATAAGCGTGTGTATCTGGGTTCTATTCCCAGTATCCTTTATCGTGACCGTACTTGGGTTACTCCTCCTAAGCCATCTCCTTTGATCCTTAGTCGCGCAACCAAGGATTTAGGTACGCCAAGGGCCATAGAACTCAGCGAACCCGGCGTGCATCCGCATCTAAAAGTAGGTGTAGTGTGGTCCGGAAGGCCCGATTTCGTGCGAAACGACGAGCGTCAGGTGCCCCTCAAGATGCTCGCAAGCCTGACTGAGAACCCTCATATCTGGCTGTACTCACTACAAGCCGGACCGAAGGCTAAGGAGCTGTACGACCTCGGAATCGAGTCGTTTGTCCGGGATCACTCAGACGAAATCGACCAAAAAGGCTGGGTAGGTACTGCTACTGCAATGTTACAGTGCGATTTGGTGCTGACTTGCTGCACATCCACTGCGCATTTGGCGGGCAGCCTCTTCGTACCTACCTGGGTTATGCTCGGTACCGACCCCTATTGGCCTTGGGGTGTACTGGGTGAGACCACTCCTTGGTACCCCACAGTACGCCTGTTTAGACAAAGCCCCGACCGCCGCGGAGACTGGTCTCACGTTATCGAGACAGTCCGAGCAGAGCTGAATAAGTTTCTTAGCGAGAAGGCTTCCAGAAATGCCTGAACACATCCTTATGGAGGCGATGCAGCCTCTGGATACTGGCAAAGTCGTTCCTCCCAGCATGGTGCCTTCCGGCCATCAATATACCCTAGATTCCCAGAACCGTATTCGAGCTCGGTCAGAAGACACTCCAGCTCTGTCGGGACTGGGCTTCGCTGTCGTCGGTACAGCAGGTTTGGGGTCTGTCCATGAAGGGATCAGGGGGCCGAAAGGAGACAAAGGCGATAAGGGGGATCAGGGCCCGATCGGCCCTCCGGGCCGTGGCGATCCTGGACCCAAGGGAGATCCTGGACCCAAAGGAGATCGTGGGGAAAAGGGCGATCCCGGAGACCGAGGAGTCCAAGGACTCCGAGGCCTGAAGGGCGAGAAGGGTGATCTAGGCCCCCAAGGAGATCAAGGCCCTCACGGAGACAAAGGTGATCGGGGTGATAAGGGCGATCCTGGCGAGCGAGGCTTCCCGGGAGTTCCTGGAGCTCAAGCAAATCTTCTGATCAACCCACACTTCCTGTATTGCCAAGAGCAGGAATCGAAGGAGGTTCGTCTCTGGGCAGGCCGTCCTCAGTACGTTTGCGATGGCTGGGCGGTCTCCTACAAAGGAGGAGCGACGGTTGATGCCCAAAAGGGTGACGATGCTCTATCTGTTACCGTCCGCCAGGGAGCTGCCGTAGGTGCTGAAGACTATCTTATCATCTCTCAGCCGATCGAGGCAGACACCTACGTAGACGCCAATATGGCCTCCCCTCAGCCGGCGTGGTTCTCTCTGAGGCTCAAGGCCTGGTGTACTCTGCCCAAATACGTCTTTTCCTGCGCTCTTGTGAACGCGGACCATTCCAGGTCGTTCCCTTTCAATATGGCATTCGAATCAGGAGGAGAGTGGCAAGAGTGCCTAGCTACCTTCCAAGGCGATAATGAGGGTGACTGGGCCGAAGGTATGGAGCTGGTCATCTGCATCGCAGCAGGTCAGTCTCTGCAAGGGCCAGGAGCTACGTGGCAGGAAGGTCCCCATATTGGGACGAACCTGAACAACAACGTCCTGCTCACGAACGGGGGCCGTTTCGCGATCAAGGACGTCAAGCTAGAGATCTCTCCGCAACCGACTCCTTTCGTGCGCGATCCTCTGGACTTCAAGCGCTGTCAACGCTATTACGAGAAGTCCTATGAATTCGGAATCCCTCCCGGAACCGTGACGACTGCGGGGTCGGAGATCGTTATCCCGACTAGCAATGTTGGGATGCACTCTATCAGATTCAAAGAAGAGTCTCCCCAGACTCCCCAGGTGTGGCTGCGTAGTCCAAGCTCAGGCGAGCGAAGCCTGGTATTCGACTCTACAGACCATACGGATGAGAAAGGAGCTGCTGCCAACGTCTCCAAAGTCGGGTTCCACATCCAGTTCGACGGAGTATCCGGACACATATACTTCGTACACTGGGTTAAGGATGCTCGTCCCTTCCTGACGACTTTCTAACAACACCCGCCCCCCGGGTTCGCACATGCCTTCAACTATGATCTTGATGGAGGCCCTCCGGGAGCCCAGCTTCGGGAGGGTAGTTCCCAAGGCTCTCATGCCTTCTGGGAACCAGTACACCCTTGACTCTCAAGGGCGTATCCTTGTCGAGTTCCAAGATATAGAGACTCTGGGTGAATTAGGCTTTCAGGTTGTAGGCTACTCGGGTGTCGGATCGACTCCCGGCGCTCGAGGCATGGAAGGGTTGGTAGACGTCGAAGTCACCAATATCCAGAGCGGCGACGTCCTGGTATTCGACGCTACTGACGGACATTGGAAAAATTCCCCCATAACTCCGTCTTCGTTCCAGGTCGGCCCGGGGCTACACATCGACACGGGAACGAACCCGGCGACACTAGATGTCGCAATGCCTCTTCCTGGCACCTACCTACCCCAGCCCCAGCTAGCAATCCTGGGAGGCGTTCTAGCTGCGACTGCTCCTGCAGACCAGTTTATGATCGGCATCAATCTTACTGGTGCCCCTCAGTTTGCTCAGCCCTCATTCAGCAACCTCTCGGGCGTAATCTCTCCTCTCCAGATTTCTCTTACTGACGGGCATATCTTCGTAGGTAATTCGAGCAACAACCCTGCAGATGTTGCACTCTCTGGCGACGTTACGATTACTGACACAGGTGCTGCGACTGTCATCACGGCCACCAACGCCGTCTTGGGCAAGTCTCGTCCCGATAATTCAACGATCACGATCACAGGAGGTGTCCTCTCTGCAGTCTCAGGTACTGCGGGCATCAACCAACTAACCGGCGATGTGACAGCCGGCCCTGGTGTAGGTTCTCAAGTAGCTACCCTAGCGACCGTCAACAGTAACGTAGGCACATTCCAAGGTATTACTGTCAACGCGAAGGGTCTAGTAACTGCTGCGGTCGATCAGCACTACCCGACGGGGCCGGCGACGTGGGCTGTGGGTTCGGTTGCGTTCGCAACTTCGACGACTGGGCTTGGCCAAGACAACGCCAACCTATTCTTCGATGACTCCAACAACTTCTTGGGTATCGGAACTGGTTCGCCGAGTCAGAGATTGCACGTTGCCGGCAACATCTACCTACAAGCTGGCGACATCCATCTCGACAACACTCGGATCATCTACGCCAAGAACACGTCGGGAGTCCTGAAGCAGGTCCTGTTTGGTCGTTGGAGCGATAACGCGACCTATTTGGATGGTGGTACTGGCGGAACTTTTCTACGAACTAACGATGGTGTAGTCAATAATATCTACCTAGCTACCACTGGCAAAGTTGGTATTAGTGGTACAAACACTGACTCCAACCTTCACGTAACCAGTGCGGACGCCTCATCGACCGGATATGCTCGGTTCACAACCTCTGACTATGTAAGTGGGTCGGTTGGGTCGGGCCTGTTCTTTCATTCCGGGGCGAACAGCGGCAACACCTACTCAGGTATCGGCGCACTTAGTGCGGGCTTCTCAGCGTGGAACAACCTGATCCTGCAATACGGAGGTGGTCGGGTCGGGATCGGCACAACTAGTCCCCAGACCGGGCTTGACGTAGCTGGCAACCACATCTCCGGCGTCGGTAACATCTCCGGCAGCGCCAACAACTCAGCCTATACTATTTGGGGCGGCGGACCTTCTGGTACGGACGGCGGCTACATCCAACTTTGGGGCAGCACTTCTGCCGGAGCAGGCCAGAACATACTTGGCGGCACCACGATCTTCTTTTCGATCAATGGCATTGGTGATCGGGGTCGGGTCAATTCGACCTACATGATTGCTGGAGTGCCTGGCAGCGGCAGTGAAATCTCGTTCAGCAACTCGACTGATCCTTCGACTGGCGCGTGGATACGTAGCGACGGCTCGAACACGGTCATCAGCACCAACGTTGGCGATATATACCTCGGCTATGGGGGCAGCGCAAAGAATATTAGGTTCCACAGCCAGACCAATCAGCTTGGTATTTGGGATAGCAACGGCTACCTGACAGTCGGCTCGCTGGGCCTCATATCGCGGATCTTGGCGACCGGCGCAGGTGGTCAGACAAGCCTTTCGTTCAGCACTGCCGGCTCACTCACTGACGTTATTGAGCTTGACTCACAGGGTATCTCGTCGGGCAACGGTGGGGCAATCTTATTCAGTGCCGCGAGCACAGGTTGGAAGTTCGCTGCAATTAAGGGCTACGTCCGTGACGGTGGTGGCAACAGTCGGGGCGACATCTCGTTTTTAGTTAGACCAGTTAATACCGACTCGACTTTGACCGAGGTCATGCGTGTTGACATGATCGGCCAGATTTGGGGGTTCAATAGCTACATTGCGGTCGCCAACGGCCCAGGCGGCAACCATGGCATGTACAGGATGGTTCCGAACGGTTCGGGGACCCTGTATGGATCGTTCTGGTACAATGACGGCAGCACTACGTACTTGCTACTGACTGCCAACAACGACGCATTCGGTGTCTACAATAGTCTGCGACCGTTTGCTGTGAATGATGCTACCGGCTACGTCACGATGGGCCACGGTCTTCAGGTCAACAGTGGTATCGACACCTATTACTCCACAACCAATGTTGGACTAAACGTCTTTAACGGCGCGGGCGGTGGCTCTGTCCTTCGTATCTACGACGATGGCAATTCCCACATTGAGTCCACTACTGGTCTACACATTAGCTATGCAACGGGCGTGCCAGTCAGTATTTATGGTCATACGAATATCTACAAGGCTGGTGCGAACGACCCACTTCAAGTTGAAGTTGACAATGGTCATTATGCTCGTTGTTTGTTCTTGGTCGATAGCACTCGGCAGTGGAGCGCGGGCGTCAATCCGTCAGGCGAGTATGTTGTTGCTGACGAAACCGGAGGTCAATTCTACCTAAAAGTTGACACTAGCGGTATCGTTCACGCAGTTAATGGCTCATTTGACACTCACGGCGCCAACGCAGGCTACTTCCTAGATGACCGTACAGGTACTTCGCCGACCACTTGGGCCTGGTATGCAACCAGCGGTCTTGTTCGTTTGTGGAACAACGTTAATAACGACCGCATCACCGTTGATACTAGTGGGATTGTTACCTTCACTAACTATCTTGCTGTACCGAACTTGGTCAGCTACACGTGCAAAGACACCGGAGGAACTGCGCGTGGTGCGGTCACAATGGCCGCCAGCAACGAACTCTTGATTAGCGACAACCTGCGCAACATCAAGATGCAGGGTCCAATTATGCCGATCACGGACAACACTTGGTTCTGCGGCACAGCCGGCCTAGCTTGGAGCAATGTTAATTCATATGGTTACACCACTTCGTCGGACCGAAAGTACAAGAAAGAAATCGGGAATTTGCCAAACTGTCTTGACCTGGTGAACAAACTTCGACCACAGAAGTACAAGCTCAACGACGAGACCGACGAGGTCGCGGAGCATTATGGCTTTGTTGCGCAAGACCTCGAAGCGGCGATGGGTGAGTCAGGACACAAGTTCGGCGCGTTCGTGCCTAACGAAGACGGTCACGGCATCGCGTACAACGAGTTGGTGGCGGTGTTGTGGAAGGCGTGCCAAGAGATGTCGAGTCGCATCGAAACCTTAGAAGCAAAGGTCCATTAGCATGGCGGCAAGTGAAGCAGACTGCGTTGCGCAGTTTCCAAGACAACAGAATTGTATTGATCGACTGTACTCACGACTCCTTAATTGGGCGTCGTTTGTATCAGCGGCTACGCCTCCAGCGGATCACACGGTTGCACCGGACAAGGCTTGGGTCCAGCAGCGGGTGTTGGCGGAGCGGACGCCGATCACAGCGGACCAAATCTCACGCCAGCTTGGGCCGTGGTTCGTTGAGGATCCAAATATACGCACCAAAGTACGGTCCCACTTGAATGCGTGGAACGATGCGGCTACAGAGACGACATTGGAGGGCGACATCGACACAGTGGTCCCGTATGTTATGCCGAAGTTTGCCGCCACTGTCGTTAGTGACCAAGAGGTCGCGACGTGGTGCGACAAGAACGGCTATCCACGCCCAAGCGGTCTCGTAGGCGTATTTAGCAACTCGCCCCTCTAACAGGAGAAACAAATGCCCAACGACACGCCCCCACAGGTCGTTCAACAAGCACCTCAGCAGGTCCAGATCTCAGGAGATACTGACGTACCTATCGTCTTCCAGGCTCAAATGTGGCAACAGATTGTGCAAGTACTGGCCAAGGGGCCCTACGAAGTTGTAGCTGGACCGATCCAGAGCATCAATTCTCAGATAATAGAGTTCGCGCAGAGACAACAGCAACAGCAACAGCAACAACAGTCTCCTCCCCTGCCCCAGAAGCCTCTTGCCAACGGACACGATCCTGATGGCGTACAACAGTGACATCTTCGATGTTCGATCGCCTTCAGAGGCGAAGAACATCATCCTGACTCCTCAGGACGGTCTTACTCCTGAACAGCGTTGGAGGACTGAGACTCCCTACCTTGTAGAACTGATCCACAACCACACCAACAAGGGGTCGTTCGTGCTCGACTACGGGTGTGGGATTGGCCGTCTCTCTAAAGAGATGGTCAACGTAGGCAGGTATGTTACCGGGGTCGACATTTCCTGGTCCATGCGGGCCCTCGCGAACGACAATGTCAGGTCAGAGAGGTTCATGGACTGCTCTCCGGAGTGGTTCTACCAGCTGATGCTCGTCGGCAAAATGGGGTACGATCTTGGTCTAGCCGTGTGGACTTTGCAACACTGTGAAAACCCGGAAAAAGACATCTACCTTATCCAGCAAGCCCTCACGCCCCGAGCAGGGCAACTGTTCGTCGTTAACAATAGGCGGCGTGTCGTTCCAACCGATAAAGGTTGGGTCGACGACGGTCTAGACATTGATAGCATGTTACGTGAGGCCTGTAAAGAATGCCTTTTCAAAGATGTACTAGACCCGAATATTGTAGGACCAGTAGTATCGGGCAATACGTTCTGGGCCGTATACCAATTTTAGGGCCAAAAAGAATCTTATGGGCGACCTAAAGATTTCTCTTGACCCCCTATAGGCGACTGTTTAATTATCATATATTAAGGTGGGTAGTTTGGAAGGGCCATAAGTAACTAATGCCACCGGCACCAGCAGGAGCTAGGATGACGTCAGTCGTTGGGTTCGCCCAACGGATGACTCAGGCTGCTCGCTACGTTATATCGGGAGTAAGGCCGGACACCTGGTTCGGCCCGATGCAACCGCTAGCCCCGATGGCTCCTCAGCAGGATGGCGTGAAAGGCCGTCGCTGGGACTACCCAACCGGTATCAACCTAAACTACGTTCCCAGGTCAGATGCTGCGATAGGGTTCGGAACTCTCCGAGCTCTGGCTGACTCGTGCGACCTCCTCCGGATTGCTATCGAGTCCCGCAAAGACCAGATGGCATCCCTGGAGTGGATTATCAGGCCTAAGAAGCCTGGGAAGGGTATGAACTCCGATGTCTGGTACAAAGCCGGAGCAGATGCCCATCCCCAGATCCCTGCTGAGCAGCAAGGGCGTATCGATAAGATCACCAAGTTCTTCCAGTATCCGGACCGAGAGAATCCCTGGGATCAGTGGCTCAGGGAATGGATGGAAGACGTCTTCGTCATCGACGCTCCTGCGATGCAAAGAGTCCGCACCCGAGGTGGTGAACTATACGGACTGGAGCTTATCGACGGAGCAACAATTAAGCCCCTCCTCGCAGCTGACGGACGCCGACCGAAACCGCCTGATCCGGCTTATCAACAAATTCTCCACGGAATCCCTGCTGCAGATTACACTACAGAAGAGCTCATCTACTGTCCTTGGAATACAAGAACTAATCGACTGTATGGGTACTCGAAGGTCGAGCAGATCCTCATTACGGTTAACACATCTATCCGTCGATCACTCTTCCAGCTGAACTATTACACCGAGGGTACTCAGCCTGATGCTTTCATGGGTCTGCCCAAAGAGTGGACCATGGAGCAGATCAAGGACTTCCAGGACTATATGGACTCTCTGTTGCAGGGTAACCTCGCAACGCGCCGGCACCTCAGATTCGTTCCCTCCCCGTTTGACTACCAAGAAACCAAGACTGCTCCCCTGAAGGATACTTTCGACGAGTACCTTGCCAGGATCATTTGTTTTACCTTCGCGATCGCAGCGGACCCGTTCATCGAACACGTCTCTCGCGGAGCTGTTGAGAAGTCGCATACCAGGGCCCTCGAGGAGGGCCTCGAGCCGAACCAGTCCTACGTCAAGACGATCATGGACAGGTTCATCGAAGACGACTTCAAGAGTCCGGACTTAGAGTTCAAGTTCGTCGAGAACCGAGAGCAAGATCCTAAAGCTCAGATGGAGATCGACGTCGGGTATGCGAAAGCCGGTCTCTATGCGATTGACGAGATACGCATCGCCAGAGGTAAGGTACCGCTTGGGGGTCCTGCCTCAATACCAATGCTTGCAACCGCTACAGGGTACGTCCCCCTCTCGGCTCTTACGATGCCTGGAGCGGCTGAGAATCTTGCAGCAGCAGGAGGACCTGCAGCGCAAATCGTTACCGGCAGCGCAGGCAACTCAAATACCAAAC